CACAGCAAATGCTGAAACATCTGCAGCAGGTCTATCAAAGATCGTCCTGGACGATCAGCTTCGTGGTGCTGACGCTAACCCTGCTGGTGCCAACGCATATCCTATTGTCTCCCTTACTTGGATCCTAGCTTATCCTGAGTACGAGAAGAATGATGATGTGAAGGACATGCTTCGCTGGATGCTGACCCCAACCCAACAGGGTAAAGCAGATGCTCTTGGTTATGTTCCTCTTCCTGAGGAGTTGCGTCAGAAAGCACTTGCTGCTGTCGAAACGCTAAAGTGAATTCTATAATAGCGGGAAAAATTTTCCCGCTATTTTTTTGTCAAAAAAGTCGCGTCAAATTCCAGTAGACTTAAGTCTCCTATTAATATATGAATTAGATTGCTTATAGAAACTATTTGATTTAAAATCATCCACAAATGCAGAAAGATATCTTTCTCTTAGAACATAAATTTCACGATTTTTTTCATTTTTCTTCTGTTCATATTCAAAATTTGTAACCTGTTTGGATACTTGGTTTCCATTTTCAGTTACATATGTTTCACCATTCCAATATTTAAATGGTGAGTTGTAAAAATTCTCATCAACAACAAGACCTTCTTCCAAAGCGACTACATCAATGTTGTCAATTTTATAACCAGCAAGAACTTTAAAAGTTTCGTAGTGATGAATACCAGAATAGAATTCTTCTTCACCATATTCGTCTTCACCAAACTTTCTTAAAGTGTATTCGCTTTTTGGTAAATCAAATAGTGGATTTATAATATTATTTGTTAGAGCAATGACCCAATCATATTGTGGGGTATCATAGAACAGTTCAGATATAGTATCTAATCTTTCGCCTTCTTTGATAGCATATTTGTTGTAATATACTGCAAAAGAAAAGATATCATCATTGATTTTAAATCTACGAAAGAAATTTTTCGCAACTACAAAATCAGACTCTGAAAAAGGATATCTGATTGGTTTTTGATCGTATTTTATATTTGGTATGTTTTGGAAATACATTTTTAGTAACCGTTTTCGATGTCTTCGAAGAATATAATTTTGGTCTCTTGTAATTGCAATCTAATATTAACTGCAGGAATAGAACCATCTTCAAATACTATATACTGACCATCTGGTGTATAACTCACACTAACGCCAGTGATTGCAAATAATCTATGTTTTGGTAGGTTTTCATTTTGTACTGCACCAGTCATGTATTTCATTCTGACATATGCAGGTACATTAATGAACCTATTGTTTTTATTTGCAGGTGCAGCTGCTTTTCTGAATGATTTTGCAATTTCTCTGATAGTTTTTGATTCGGTGGGAGTTCTTGCTACTAATTTCATATCAAGATTTAAAGTCCTTAGTGTTGGACCTTCATACATTAATTCTACATTTGGATTTAGTATTGTGCTACTTGCTCCTTGTGCTATATCATTCACACTCAAATTACCACCAACACCTGGAATTGAATTTAATGCTGCTTTTGATAGTGAAGTAGCAAAAGATTTTAAAGCNTCACTATTCATAGAATCTTTTACAACATTACCAATACTAGAAGCAGCATCTCCAAATTGTCCACTAGATAATTGACCGCCAGCAGCTGCTAATGCTTTTGATAAAGCACCAAAGGATTTACCTCCCCATTGAGCACCAAGTTCTGTTCCCACGTCTTGTGGCATAGTAACAATTATGGTGCTTGGTAGATTTTTTGCAGGATCAAATACTTCATAAATGCTATTATCGTCATCACCTTCTGGAGTATAGTTACCAAAAGGTGAGCTACTTAACTGTCCTGTGTTTGGTTTGTATCTCCAAAAATCAAATAAAAGATAGTCAGTATCAGAACCTATCGCAAGTTCTTCTGGATATCTTAATGAATCTCCTACTGAACCTGTTTGGGTAACATTAGTTTTTGCCCCAAGATTTTTAAGACCCGCTTTTTCACTTCGTATTCTATTAAAAGCTCCTTCACCTATTGCCTGCCACTCACCAGGCGGCACTCTATAAACTTCATATTCATATGTGCCTTGACCTAGCGGTCTTTTCCTAGTATCATTATTAGTTGGCATTACTTAGACATCTCCCTCGATTGTTTTGTGCCATATCCTTTGATTGACCTTCTCGCTTTTATTTTATCGTAGAAGTTTTCGTTGGTATCTTCCCAGACCAAATTTTTATCTACTGGGAATGTCATACCATTAATATTTTTCACAAAGTCTTCAGTAGGCAGGAGAATTGATGTATCCCATTCTGCAGAAGCAAGATCAATATATAGACCTTCAACGTGGTTGCTTATATATTTATGGAAACATGCCTTAGGCATGTCAATTATGCCAGTCATTAATTTTTTAACAGCAATAACACGTTTCTTGGGTGTCATGTAATGTAGATTAGCACCCCAAAATTCTGTACGATTGGATTTAATTACATATACTAGAGGAAATCTATCATAGTAAGGTAACCATTTCATCTTTGCTTTGTATTCAAACATGTAAAGGTGACCCTCTACTGTGAATTTTCTAAGTTGATTTTGATCTTCTTCTTTAGTTTGACCTAGACTGTCTCTTCTTTCGTCTCTAATATACTTATCAAAGTTTTTCTTATAAGTGCTAGCTTCATGCTTTACCGCACTACGATACCAAGATAAACTTTTCTTTTCTCCACCTGTTTTAGCTGATACTCGTTCAAACAGTGTCTTATATCCTGGGTCTTTGTTTACAGCGTTGCGCTGTATAGATGCAAATCCTTTTGCCATTGTTCATACTCCTAAATGGTCTTCGGTTAGTATTAAGAAGTTCATCTGCCTATCTTCACAATACTCTCGCGCAGCGCCCCATTTAGCTTGGTTCTTTGCGTATGTCAGTGCAGCATTACGATAAGCGGCAGTTCTTTTATTTTTGTCATTCGGTGGGTTTGTTTGTTTCTTAGGTTTAATCTCGATAATATATTTGGTAAGTTTTCCAGTCTTTTCNCGAACTTTGATATAAAAGTCTGGAAAATATCTCCTCACTTTACCATCGGGAGCACGATATGGAATGATGATTTCCTCGCTCCCCCACTCTATTATCGAGGGGTTATTATCACAGAACACCATGAACTTTCGTTCCCATAATGATCTATAGATAACACGAGTTGGATTTCCACGATACTTGCCAGGATTAATAGGTTTATACAATCCAGAGTATGCCATAAATATAGTTGTTCCAACATAGCTTATTTAGCGTGGCAAACAGAGGCAATATAAATTCATTCCTTCAGTCTGTAGGAGCTCGTGGTGGATTTTCTTTCAGTAATAGTTACTTAGTAAAATTTAATTTTGGAGCAAATTCAATTGTTCCAGATGCTTTAGCTGCAGCAGGAGTTGATTTTACGAGTAACTCTAATGACATGATAGAATTGCTATGTGACGAAGCACAGTTGCCAAATGTCAATGCATCCACTGGAACTCAAGTTGGTCGCTATCTTGGAGAAACTGCAGTTGATTATCCAACTGGAAAAATATTTACAGAATTTCAATTAGGTTGGATGTGTGATGCAAACATGACCGCACACAAGTTTTTAACTGTGTGGTATGATAGTATGTTTGAAGAAAGCTCTTTTGGTGGAGATGATTATAGTTCACCACCTGCTCTTAGAGGAGAAGAATTTAATGATGTTATTTCTCCCATCCAAACAAGAAGTGTTGCTAGATCAACAAGATTAAATTATCCAGACAAATATTTGTGTGATATTTTAATTGCAAAAACAGAGAGAGGTGTTAAATCTGCTACGCAAAGAGTTTCGGAAATTTTTGTCATGGAAGGATGTTTTCCGAGATCAATTGATGCAGTTCCATTGTCATATGGTGTCTCTCAGTTAACAAAAGTTTCTGCACAGATTAAGTACAGAAGACACTATGTGATTTACAATGATGTTCTACCATTTAATTCACAGCAAGGAACTAGAAGTGCTCAAAAAAGAAGAAAAGAAAAACCCGAAAATTGATTTTTGGATTCCATAAAACTGGGAAAAATTTCTCTGCTAATTTTTTGCTGAAAAAGTCGAGATAAATAAATAGACGACCTGAGGTAATTATCATGGCTTTGCCAAAACTTGGAGTGCCCACGTATGAAGTTGAAGTTCCTTCTACTGGGAAAACTATCAAATATAGACCATTTTTAGTAAAAGAAGAAAAAGTACTTCTTCTTGCATTAGAATCAAAAGATGATAATCAAATT